CCCCAATTGGGATATCAACCCCTCCTTCAGGTCCGTCTTCTGGGAAGAATCTTAAGTCAATATCCGGTTGTGTATTTCTAACGTGCTCTCTGAATGCTCTTGAATCTCTTGCAAGTAGGTAATTATCAACAAAATCTCTGATATCTTTTGTCTCTGAGTTTCCTTCTACTGAGGTTATTAGTCTTTTTAATCTAGTTGAAAGTTCTGTTGAGGAGTCTTTATTAAACTTTTTTAATCCTTTCACTTCTTGGTCAATTGCAATTTCATCAGCATGAGTAGCTAACTTATAAGTCACTGTTGTACCTGTACTAGGCATTGTGAATGAAAATTGATTCTTTCCTTTTTCTAAAGTAGAATAATCAATGTCTTTAGGTTTTAATTCAGACAGATCAACTACATGCTTAGTTCCTTTGTAATCGAACTCATAATCTTTTCCATACCCTAATACTCTAGAAGCAATTAAGATTGCATTCTTATCTCCCACTAAAAGATCTCCGTAGTCAATTGGAGTTACAATAAGGGATTGTAGTAATTTGTCAATAACTACTCCTTGTTGGATGTAATTTTGATTTGTTAAAATATCCTCTTCACGAGCTGTCATATATTTCATCTCGATTCGACCTGATGCTAGAGGAGAATCTTTTGGATATAGTAATCCTTTTGAAGGTAGTTCCACCATTTCGGTTGGAAATTTTTGCTTTTGTTCCATAAATTTTATTTGTTAGTAACTTTTTCTATATATAAATATACGAATAAAACTTTTTTAAAACAACAAAGCCTGACTATTGCCAGGCTTGTTAATTTTTATTTGAATGTTATTAGTAATTTAATACACAATAATCCATTGCTACTTCTATTCCTATTTCTACAATTCCGTCAGCAGAAGTCCAGTCAAATTGTCCAAAATCTCCTTTTATTAAGAACGCTCCTTTAATAATCCACTCCCCTACGATATCTCCTACAGGACCTAGAATGTTTAAAGTTAAATCTTTCTTATAGAAATCTGAATAACCAGCTCTACCTGTTACTGATTCGTATCCTAAACGAGCCCATTCCATTACAGCTTGTGCTCCAGAAGGAGTAATTGGTGAATATAGAGTCATAGACATATTTTCCCAATTTCTTTTTCCTCTAAGTTTTCTATAAGAGTTAATGTGATCTAATTTGATCTCACTATCTGAGAAAGTAGGTGCTTTCACGTTTTTAATCATGAAGGCTGGGATATTATCTATGTACATTACGAACCTGTGCTGAACCATTGGTTCGAAGGCTCTGAACATTATTTCGTTTGGATCTAATACTGCCATTTTATTGTTTACTTATTTAATTATAAATATCTGTGTTTCTAAATATTATACAAACGTTGCTCCTGTTGGTTCAATTGTGAAGTCTAATACTACGAATTCAATTGTTTTAGCTGGTTGAATGTAGATTTGTCCTATTAATTGATTTCTATCAACTACATCTGCTGAGTTGTTAGATTCGTCCATTACTACTCTGTATGCATAAAGACCTTGTCTTTGTACTACTGATTCTAAGTAAGGATTTACTGTCGCTAAGAATTTATTTCTTGTTGCAATAGTATTTTGTTCGAATACTAGGTTCTTAGCTTGGTCACCAATGAACTTCTTAAGTTCTATTAATAAACGTCTAACGTTTACTCTATCTAAAGCTGAAGCTTTTGTTTGTAATGTTTTTTGTCCGAATACTGAAATACCTGTTCCTGGGAAAGAAGCAATTGGATTTACTTTTCCTGAGTAAAGAGTATCTCTTTCTCCTTTAGTTAATCTTCTTTGTGCTTGAATTATCCCTGGAATACCTCCTCGTACAAGTCCAGCTGGTGCAAACCATGGTGCTGCAGCTGCATCTGTGAATGTATAAACTCCTGGTATTACAGTTGAAGCTGGTATCCATTCGTTTTTACCTGTAGCTGATCTAGTTTGTAACCAAGGCCAGTAAGTAGCAGCGTAAGAACTGTTTAGTACTGCTGCTTCAGTTACTACTTGTGAAATTGAAGGCTCATTGTATCCTACTAAGTCTACTACTGCAATACAGTCTCCTCTGTTTTCTGCTAAAGAGATAAGTGCGTCTACTACTGTTGGGTGATCCTGTGCTGTTACACCTGGTGCTATTACTACGTTAAATTGGTAATCATCTTTATTTTCTAATAACGGAATTGCATTTACTGTATAATCTGTTGCTACTAATCCTTGTGTATTAGTACCGTTTATATCTTTAAAGAAATTAGCTCCTCCTATTATAGTACCTCCTGCACTGTGGAATGCTCCAGAAACCGCTTGTGGTAAAGATGCCGAGTAAGAAACTCCTGCTGCATCTAAATTTACCGATACTCCGTCGTTACCTAAGTAGTTAAGTGTTGGTAAATGTACGTCACTTACTCTAATGTAGTTTGATCTGTTTGGATAATCTCCTATTAATTGTAAGAATTTAGAATTTCCATCTGAACCAACTTGTGTGTACTGGTTACCGATTCTCTTCTCAATATAGTCATCTGAAGCTGGATCTAATGAAAGGTTGTTAAACGTTTCTAAGATTACTTTAGTATTTGTACTATCGTCTCCTCTTCTTACTGATAATGTAAATGTTCCTCTAGCGTTACTTACGTTTGTAATTTCCCATCTTAAATTATCTTCTGAACCTGATATTAAAGATCCGTCAGAGTTTTGAGCTCCTGCATCACTTGCTGCTGTAGAGTTATTGTAAATAGCTCCTTTACCTATTGTGTTGATTGAGAATGGGAAAGAAGTAGGTGCTGCATCTGTTCCTCCTGCTATAGTGAATAGTAAAGAATCTGGTGTACCTCCTATTGCTGATCCTGTAAGGAATTGAATTCCATTTCTAGAAGTTCCTGCTACTGAGCCTGATAATGCAAGTATTGCTCCATTAGACGATGCGCTAACTGGTAAGTATGCAGATGCTGAGTTGATTTGATCTCTTAAGTTAGCTGCTGTATCTGTTGCATTTGATCCGGTTGCAAAATAGTATACATTTGATCCTGGTTGATCAGTTGGTATTGGACCATCTGATGCTACAAAAGTATAAGATACTCCTGATGCTGATATAATGTATTTTTGACCGTCTACTGCTACTGCTGCTAAAGTACCAGAACCTGTTGCTCTGTTTGTACCTACTAGTTTATTAGAAGCAATATTTGTACTTTGTGCTTCTGAGTATTGAGTTCCAATCTGGTCTACAACTCTAGTGATTAAGGCTGTATTACCTCCTTGTGAGAAGTAGTTCTTAACAGCTAATGAAGTTAAGTATTCGAATTTGTCTGAACCTGAGGCGAAAGTTACTCCGAACTTTCTTACATAATCATTATAAGAAGTTACTACTGTAGGCATTTCTACAGGCCCTTTAACTGTTGGTCCAATAAATGCTGCTCCTACCGCTACCGGTGCTGGTTGTATAAAAGAAAGGTCGTTTTCTCTTGTAAATACTCCTGGAGAGATAATTGATTCTGCCATGTTTATTTAATTTGTTTTAATTTATTATAAATATCTTGGGATTTCGATAACCTTCTTATATGATTAGAGGTTCTATATTCTCTAATAAATAGGAAAGGAGAGTCAAAACCCTCCTTATATTCCTCTTACTTTTTACGGTAATTATTCTACTACTTCTACTTCTTCTGTTAGAGGTGTGAATTCTCCTTTTTCAAGATCAATTGTACCTTTTCCGTAGCCAGTTTCTAATGCTTCAGCTAATGCCTTTTCTTCTTGTCTCAGTTCTTCTAAGAAAGCAAGTACACCTTCTCTTCTACTTTCTAGGTTTAATTTTAATAATTCAATTTGACCTAATTCTTGTACAACTGCTTGGCTTTTTTGTTTTACCGTTTCAATTTGTTGTAACTCTTCTTTTGTTAATTTTTTGTTTTCCATGAAACTTGTTTTTATGTTAATCGATTAATATTATAATATAGTGAATATTTTCTAAAGTACAAACTCCCTGTTGTTATCTTTCACAAACCTCTAGGAATTCCTGATCAAAACCTTCTCCTTTCCAGTACCTGATTGTTGAATCACTGGCAATATATGCTGTATCTTTTACTCTCTCTTTCATACCTTCATCTTCGGTCAGTAGAGTGGCAAGGCTAAAGTCTTCATTATCTATATAGACTACTTTAGTTTTTCCTTTAATTAAATTCATACAGGCTTCTTTTCCATCACTAAATGATATACCTAG